GTAGTAAGTTTAAGCGCCGATGTTAGCGATTACACCCCAAGCGTTAGGGTTGGAACATTCAAGAGTAGTCTCTTCAACGAACATACCTACGGTGGAGTCACCGTTTTGACCTACGTCAACTTCCTGCATAGGACGGAGAGTAGCCATTTTGAACCACATTGGATCGTATACCAAGGCGAAGGCATCTTGGATAGATACTTCATCAGCTGAAGTACCACCTGTTCCTGTTGCGTTTGCAGCAAGGCCCATGATGTAGTTAGGCTCAACCATAACGTCACCGAAGTCAGACATGTAGATGTCTACCGCTTGACGCAGTTTACCTGTTTCATCGATGTTACGACGAACATTGGAGCCGGAAGCGTTTGCTTTGGCAGAGAATGTACGGCGGTTCTTTGGTGAAAGCATTACTTTAGTAGCTTTACCGCCAGCTTCGTAGATAGTTTGCATGATAGAGTCAATGTGTGACAATTCAAGTTCACCTACGTTTGCACTTGTAGACTCTGTTGAGAAGTTGTTTGAACCAATACCTGCTTCTGCAGCAGTAACACCTGCGTTAGAAATACGAGCAGCTGTATTACCTGCATCTGTGGAAGCAACGTTAACAACGTTGGAAGCCCAAGAGTATACACCAGCCATAGTACCTGCAGCGGAGGCAGAACCTGGAGTAGAAACGTTCAGTGAGTGAATCAAGTCAGATTCTACATCACGGCGCATTTCTGTGCCACGCTTTTTCAACTGATATGCGTACTCGTCTGCAACACCTGCTTGATCTACTGCACGCTTGGTGCCGGAGACTGCAACTGTTTTAGCGTTAATTTGAGTATAGTTACCAAGACGAGAGCGATTACGATCTGCGTCTGCAAGTACTACACCACCACCTGCACCGTGATCACCGCCAGTAGTGGTGCGGCCATCAGGGGTAACTGCCGAGAAGTCAGCACCCTGTGCAACACGAGAGTTACCAGGAGCTTTGAGCTCGTCTGTTTGCCACTCGTGGTAGATACCTGTGGCTTTTGTTTTGCCGATTGAAGACATGAATGGTGTTTCATCACGAGTAATCATCGAGATGAAGTTTGCCAAATCCTCTTTTTCGGAGACTGCTGCGCTGGATGCGCCTGAAGGAAAGCGGTTGCCTACTGCGTTAGCCGCTTGTGTTGATACACCGGAGGTGCCGTAACGTCCTGTTGCCATTTTATTTTTACCTATATATTAGCCGAATACTGGCTTATCGTGTGGGAGCAAACTTTTTTAAGAACTCGATTTGATCTTCTGTAGATGCATCTTTTTTAAATGCACGAGCCTTAATGGTTGATTCCCTATCTTGTTTACGTTTAGTCGGTGAAGGAGCTTTCTTAGCAGGCATTTTCTTTGCAGGAATCTTGGCACGTTTTTTAGCGCCACTTTTAATCCCTTGTTTTAATCTGCGGAATTCATCTACAAATTTTACTACGTTAGGATCTGATACTACATCAATAAGAGCTTCTGGTAGCCCTTCTTCCAGTGCAAATTCACGCACGGAATCTTTAATATTATCATCCCAGTCTGGAATAATATCTGTGATAGTATCATTAAAGTATTTAACTGATTCTTGAAATTGTTGTTGTTGCAATGCTTGCTTTTGTTGGCTTACTTGAGTAGCGAGAGCTTCTCGTTTATTTCTTGCAGTCCAATAATCATTTTGTGCTTTAGTCTGTTCTTGCGTAAGTTCACCAATTTCATAAGTATCGCCTTCTCCCTGAGCTATTGCTAACTTCTGGGTAATATCATGATACTTTTTCTGATGATTCATTTCTTCGCTGTAAACTTCGTTTGCTACAATTGTTGCTAAGTTTTCTATTTCACCTAGTTTTTGAGTACGCTCTTCCTCTAACGATTTACGAGCTTTCCCAATTTCACGACCTTGTTTGCTGAGATGTTGTTTGGTAGCAGAACCAGCAATCCAATCTGATAGTGGTAGAGTTACCTCTTCACCATCAATTTTGTGGGTTACCATAATGTCTTCTAAGTCATCCAGTGCGTAAGTTTCAACTTCGGTAGCCTCAGCATCTCCGTCTTCCTTTTCACTATCTTCCTCTTCTTCATTATCTGGTTCAACATCATCTTCATATTCGGCAGATTCTACAGGCTCTTCAAGGTCTTCTTCTGTTCCTGTGTCTTCTGAGTCCTCAAGTTCAAGCTCAGGTTGAGATTCTTCGGGCAAAGGGACTACACCAGCTTCCTGGAGTATTTCCGATTTACTAAGAATGTCTGCAAGCATTTGATCTTCAGAACTGCTGTTGTCCAATACGTCATCCGTTAGGGTAGAATTATTATCTTCAGCCATTATTCATTTACCTCCGTTTTGTTAAGATAAGGGTTATCTTTCCCAAAGTTGGGATTACCTCTTTTCTTTTTAGGAGTATACTCTTCTTGCAGACTAAGCAAGGCAGCTCGGTATTCGACCAGGCCCCGTACAATGTTGGCGTCGTTTCTAATACGAGCCGAACCATTAATGTCTGCGATATGTTGGTTAATAAAGTAGTCAATTGAAGATTCAATGTTACTCACTACTTTATCTATTGATTCTCTACTGCTTCTAATCATTGTTTTCGCCCTCACCCAGCGTTTCCATAATAGGAATATTACGTCCTTTAGTCTCGATACTAATTAACTTTTCTTTAACGCTTCCAAGCGCCATAGAACAAGCATATAAGTGCTCTCGACTTTTACTTTCGTGAGGTTCTGTCTTCAGCCACTCAATAAAGAAATCTACTAGGATATCTCCGTAGGCTGAATCAAAGAAGCTATTACGAGTGTGTGCAGCAAACTCTGCTTCCTGTAGTGCAATTTGTGATAAACGATCAGGATGCACCTTCTTGGTCATCCTCTTCTCACCTGATTCTCTGTACTTTTCCATAATTTACCTTATAAACACATCATCCTTTCGGGTAGAGGTGCGGTAGAAGAGGGGGCTACTGCCCACCTCCTCCGATAGCTTGTTGTAGGATTTGAGCTGCTTGAGCAGGATCAATTCCCATTTTCTTAACCATTTCATCTAGTGATTGGTTATCATTACCTGATGGGGCAGCTTCAATAGATTTAACTATCTCAGCAGCTTTCATCATGATTTCGTCCATATCTCCCGGAGTTGGTAAATGCTCAGGAGGAACTTCCGCTTTAATAGCGGCAGTTTTAAGGCGAGCCCATTCTTGATTGTGACGATCAAGCGCAATAGCTGTTTGCCTAATGTTATCTTGAAGCGAATTATCTGCTTGAACTTTAGTATAAACAGAGTTAGCTTCTGCTTGTTTAGCTTTAGATTCTTCAACACGGTTATTAATCTCTTTAATCTTAGCCTCTTGTTCGGCTGAGGTTTTCTGTAATTGTTCTGCTTCTTTAATAAACTCTTTTGTAGTATGATCGCGCAAATAGTTCTCCGGTCTCAAGTCTAGAGTATTAAGAAGATCAAAAGCAATTGTTGCAATAGCATCTGGTTTAATCATACTTCCTGCTCCTGCTTCCTTAAGCATAGGAACTAATTGGGAGGCAACCAGCATTAACTTGTCCCTTTTGTTGGCATTAGAGTTCTCACCCAAGTTAACATCAACTTCAAGCTCAATACATTCTGGTAGGTTTTTTAAATCTACGTTAAGGATTTCTCCTCTACGATCAGACATGATGGTGATTTCATCCATGTTATCACGTATAGCTTTAAATACACCGTCACATAAACGTTTAAATCCGCCTTCTGCAAACTTACGAGCAATGTGTTGAATACGTTTTTGACTGGCATTCATCACCTGACTTAACTTCATTTCACTGTTACCTGAAACGTATAGCTCGTCATTAAGCCCTTGCGCCGCTTTTGACATTCCTGTTGCTTGTTCTTTGTGAACCTGCAAGTGTTGCAGCAAAGGTACTGTGCCTGCACTAATGGGGCTGGGCGGCAAGTCTGAAACTGCTCCCTGCGGATTACCGTTTGTAGGAATAATTTGCTTAGGTCTTAGGTTTTGTAGTGCTGAAAAGTCTACTACGTTAGGGTCTGCCAGCTTAGGAGAATAGTTAGTAAGATAGGTATTCTCTACAAAGCCCCGCAGAATAGCAGTAGAAGTGAGCGTAGTAGATCTAGTCATGTCTGCTACAGATAGCCCAAAGAATTCGTAAGGAATTTCAAAAGGGCTTAGTGATGCAAGAGGCACATAACTACAGTCTTCTTCGTGCAGGATTATATCCCCTGCTACAATAAAGTGTTTAAGCTCAGCAATACCATCGCCGTCTCGGTCTACTTCCATCCAGCACTCAGTTACCGCCACATTACGGTTGGCTTCAAGTGCATCATCAGAGTCATTCATTCCCTGCCAGTAAGACTGCCCGGTAACACGTTTACGTACTGCAACATCATGCGAGTAAACAGTATGATCTTCAGAGGTAGTGGGCAGGGCAGACCAGTCTTCAAGACCTTCTGCAATATCAGGATACATTTTACGGATATCCGAACGAGACATTTCTACTTGGATGCCTACAAAGTTTGCTGTCTCAATACTACTTGCATCCCGTGAAATCAGAAAGTTTTCTGGTGGTACATTCTCAATATTAACACGAGACATGTCGGAAGTTCTCTTAAGCCGCACATCTTCATAGTTATTTGTAGCAGGGTTAAAATTTAACTCGCCTACTACTTCTACATCCTTGTCTGCTAACTTAAGATCAAGTGCTTCTTCTGTAAGAGATTCATACTCTTCAAATTTAGTAGACTTGTCCTCTACAAAATCCCAACGAATAACAGAGTTTTTCCACAACAATGCAGACTTAACCCACGTATTGAGTAATTCCCACCCGTTATTTTTCTTAAAGATAGTGTAATTTACCAGGTCAGAAGCATCGTTAGCTGCAGCGATAGCGGATGGTGAGGCTGACCAAGATTTAAATTTTGCCAGCCTGTTATTGTTAAACATAAGTTCTGAAATAATTGCAAGATACGCCTCAATAGTTTCTGTAGTATCTGAAGATACAATTTTAGACACACCATTAGGGCTTAGGTGGCCAGCAGGAAGTCCTGCGTATTCATAAGTAGACTGTAGTCTATCATTTGATAGTTCAGAAGAGTTTAAAAAGTCACCAACCGAATTAGCTACTCCTGTAGAAACCAAACTTATCAGCTGCTCGTCAGTTACCTTCTCTCGATAACCTGTCATATAATCGCCCATATAGGCCTCCTATCAATCAAACCCACATGGGTATAAAATTTTGTTCGGGGTTTATGAACCAAAGGTACCCCGGGACCTTAAGAACAGCATGAGGTTCAGCTGTGTAGTCCGTCTTTCCCTTCTTTCCGCCATTCTTCGCGGTGAGCACGGACAAGTTCAGGCTCCTTTACAGGGGCTTCGTTAGCCCTTGCTGTGGTAGCCGAATTTTTAGACTTAAGAGTGGGATCCCATACTTTACCATTTTTTTGTTTAACACCTTTTGATGGTCTGTATATAGACATAGTTACCCTCCTAAATCTTTTTTAAGTTGTGCCAGCTCTTCAAGCTCTTCTACACTGAGATCTGCACTAGATTTTTCTGTTGTAATAGATTCAACTCGTGTTTTCTTGGGAGCTTTATATTCGCCAAGTTCTTTAGCAATTTTAAAAGCCTCTTCCCTGTCGCCATCTTCCATTGCTTCATGCATAAGCAACTTCATTACATCCAGAGGATCTTGGGCGACTGAGTTAATTGCTTCCAAAGTCTCAGCCATCTCAGCGGCTTTTTCTTTAATTCTGATATCTCTTTCTTTTCTTAACCTTCGTGCTTCTGCTGAAGCCTTAACTCC